CAATATTTTCCGAAAGATTACTTTTACAGAGTAACATATGGAAAAGTATACACGGTCTCATCTTTTCAAAATATACATTATGCGGCATCATCATTCACAGATGACAGATATTTGGGAATTAAAGAAATTGTACCAACGGAAGAAGAAGATTGTTCAAGTGAGATAGTTACACCACCAGTTAATTTTGCAAAAAAGAATTTTACATTCACATTATTAGTTTCTGAAATTCTACTCTTTTTAGAACATTTATTAAATCTTGTTTTATTAACTTTTTTAAATACTGTGACAAGAGTATTTCACCAATTAGCAAATGCGGTGGATTTTTGGCCAATTGAAAAATTATCAAAAACTGTTAGAAAGTTTGCGTATAGATTACAAGATGCGTCGCAACGAGAACTTTATTTAATTAGTTATCCCGAATGTGAAGAGTGTAATAGTACTGAATATGGTATACAAGGTGGTGTTGGTGATAGTATAAATTTTTGTCAAGTCGGTACGGTAAAAATTACTGGTTCAGATAATCAATCGAATAGAGTATTAAATGCTAGTGGATTTACATTCTCTAATCCTGCGTTACCAAGTGAAAATTGTTATACTGGTGCAACGGTACCAAGTGATGTGACCGATTTTGTAACTAATCAATCAGACTATATTGTTTCATATCAAAGTTTTGGTGTTTTACTAACAGGTACAACAATTTTTCAATATGATTCCGGTACAAGTGGTTATACATTTACGGATACAGGTGGTATTTTTAATGAGAATTTGGAATATACTGTAATACTTCGAGATAGAAATTCTACAGAAGAACAATTGTCAATAACCACTCCAGTTGAAACTGGTTGTCAGTTATATGACATACCATATGATGAAGATATTGTTGAGACATATTATATAGGTACAGGAAGAACACCATCTTCAACATACACTCCTGGTGCGGATGTAACTGCAACTAAATTATCTGACACCGCTGATTATCGTTTAGTGAATAGTTACGAAGGTGAAGTATATTCACCCGTAACGGTATCAGGACACACTGAATTTAGTAATGGTATTTTTAAAATTATACCGGGTTCATTAAGTAACATTCGACTTTTCAATATATTGAGAGAATACCGTAGAAGAAAAAGAGTTGGTAAATTATTTTGTGGAGGAATTGTAAATTATTCTTTTGTGGACAATTGGTTGTCAGGTTCTCTTTATTTTTTCCAATTCAAAGGGAAAAGTTCGTTGGTTTTCGGAAGAAGATATTGTGAAGATGTGATAAGATATGTATCATCACAAGATAGATTTTATTACAGATCCTCACCTTATTTGTCTGAAAGTAGTTGGGGTACACCAAAATACGATGACGAACTTAATTTAGTGGGTAGAAATTTAGGTCGACCAACAACAATGGTGGATCTTGGACCTCGAGATGAATTTATAAAAGAAATCTGTGTAGACCCATCTCTTGACCCAAATTGTTCTGTGACACGGTCAATAGGACCCACTTCATTCCAAAGTTTTGGAGAATTGTTAGGTTTGGCAATAAATTATAGAATGGATGTTAGTAATAATACATTCGACATCAATGAATTTTTCGATAATGAGGGATTTCTATATACTACGAGAGTATTAGATGGTGATATTTTGCAATTAATATCAACAAATAATGAAGTTGGTATTGAAGAGTTTGATTTACAAAATCCGAGGTATCTTGGATATTCTTATCAATTTTTGGACCCTGATATTACCCCTGATGTTTTTAAAAATGGTACGGGTGTTTATGGACCATTACCAATAACCATGTACTTGGATGAGGACGGAGAAAGAGTGAGGGCATGTTTAAATGAACCCGGTAGATTAACCGATTCCTCACAGAAAGTCCCATTCTTTTTATGGGATAAAAAAGGTACAGGATTTGGGGCATATAACTCATTAACATTGGATAATCAATCATGGGATTATGCTAACGTACAAGCCCAACCATTACAGGGTATGACTTATGCGTATAATCTAACAAGTCCGGGTGATGACCCATCTGACAAATACCTTTTGTTACCAATTACATATACATTTAGTGGGTTAACATTAGATACTGGTAACGTTACAAACGATGTCGAATTTGACGAAGTATCTGACACTGATAACCATAATACATTTGATAGTGAATATCCGGGATTTACATATTTGTATGTTACGGGTGGCACCGAGACTTCACCTACCGCTGGTAGATTATATACCAGATATGGTAACGCGGGTACATGGGATTCACAACATTGGATTAATACCTATGATTTTATAATTAGAAAAACACAAGATTATTACACGGGAAACAAACAAATACTATCAACCCCATTTATGTTCTATTTTGGATTGAGGGTTGGAAAAACAGGTGTGGATAAATTTATAAAACTATTTGGTGATAAAGGAGCATTTACAACCGCTGAATAATGAATAAAAATTACCATAAAATATTAAAGACGACTACAGGTTTAACCTATAATATACCGATGTTTTTAGAATCAACGGTAGATGAGATGGGGGTTATGGTTGGGTTCGATGGTGATATTGAACAAGTGGAACAATTATGTAATTTTTCATATACAGGTACAACTGGTAATACTACAATAACAGTATATAATACAGTTAATCCTGATAAATTAAGACAGATTGTTGAACAAACATATACTATAAATTGGGGAGATGGAAATTCTTCA